CAGAGTGTTGGGGTTCAATATCAGTAAGTCAGAGTTTTTACGTAATAAGGAAATTCAAGATAGTGTAATGGTCGCATATATGCGTGCCAACGAACGGACGTTATATCCCGTTATTAGACAATATGAAGGAAAAATAATTAAGGGTATTAAGATTACCCGAGCCTCTATTTTGGCTGGTGCACATTTTGCGGGGTCAAATGGAGTAATTGCATTTTTTAACAATAATAGTACAACTGGTACTGTTGATGGGTTCGGTACCTCGTTGAAAAAGTACATGTCCTATTTCAGCGACTTTCATTTACCCCCATTGAGAGGATAAAATGTTAACCATTTTAGTAGTAACATTGTCACTCGTCGTGTCCGTTTTATCATATTCGTGCTGGAATCTTCTCAAAAAGAACGAAGAACTGGAAGATGCCATCAATATGTTCTATGCCCGTACTAATGCTACGGTCAAGTATATGCGATTTATGGACGAACGCCAGATGTTTGAAAGTGACGATGAAGTAGGAGAAGTATTCAAATTATTAGTTGGGTCTGTAGAAAATCTCTACGGATTCGTTACGGAGATTCGCGATGGTAATACAACCACAGAAAAAGAGGCAGACCAATAAGGTTTACTTTACTCAGGAAACTGAAGAAGCAATTATCAAATATAATAAGTCAACCGACTTAGAAGAACGAGAACAAATATTTAGAGAAAAAATATATGGACCTCTTGATAAACTCGCAGAGAATGTTATCAATCGGTTCAAATTTCCATATATGGAGGGTACCTTCGACGAAATTAAGGCGCAGGTAGTCTCTTTTCTTGTTATCAATCTTCACAAATTTACTGAAGATAAGGGAAAGGCGTTCTCATATTTCAGTGTAATTGCTAAGAATTACTTGATTTTACACAATAATAACTCGTATAAGGAAGAAAAGCGAGTACTGTACTTCTCAGACCAAACCGAAGATTCATTTACTTTAGAAGAAATGTTGGTCGTGGAACCAGAAATCAAAGATGGTATGGTTGATATGAAGGAATTTTTAAAATTACTAGTAGAGTACTGGGAATTTAATTTAGACCGATTCTTTAAAAAGAAGCGCGACCGTGAAATCGCTGCAGCAATTGTCAAATTGATTGAACGTATTGATAATATCGACAATTTTAACAAGAAAGCCCTCTACCTAATGGTACGGGAAATGACCAATTATAAGACTGCTCATATTACCAAGGTCATTAACAAGATGCGACCCCAAATTATCAAGATGCTAAACGAATTCCGCAGATATGGACATCTTTCTGACCCCACGACATATTTCTCGTATAAAAAATAAATCCTATCTATTTATATTATAGGATTTTAGGGGGTTTTCTATGGATATCAATTCCGAACTGTACGATGGGAAAAGTCTAGCTGATATTTTCTCAGAAATACACAAAAATACAGACAGTAAGCGGGCACAAATCAACTCGTTTATTATGAAAATGGTCCAACTCATCCGCACTCCTGAAGATGCGGCGGTGATTGGACCTATTGTGCAGGGATTCTTGGAAGTAAACGTCAAGAACGACGAACACTTAGTCCGTGTTGCACAAATTGCACAACGTATTGTGTCTGTTGGTGTGAAATCTAATGCATCATTGGACAGTCTATTATCAGAAGAAGAGAAAAACGCTTTACTAAAAGATATCAAGGTAGAAATCCAAGACCTTCAAGAAGATGTGAAGGACTTAGATGATGTATTCGCAGAGACAAAATAATGTCATCTTTCGGACCTACCGCATATAATATAGACATTAATCAACTTGGGGCATCACAGTTCCCAAGATTTGCGGTTACTCAACCAACACCGTATCAAGACGGATTGGTGGAAGATGTTATTTTAAATGAGTTACATCCAGAATATGCACCAGATGGAAGTAATGTAGGAATGGTAAAAGTACGATTTATTCCAGGTGACCGTGGAGTTCCAAAAGAAGAGTTAAATTGGGTGTCACCAATAGATACCAGTATACGAGAGTATCCATTAAAGAATGAATTAGTATTAGTATTTTATTCGTTAGGACGGTTGTTTTATACACGAAGAATTAACTCTACTAACAAAACGACAGAAAGTTCATGGCCTGGATTGAGTGAAAGATTTTCACCATCAGTAGATACACAAGATAAAAGTAATTCAGCACAACTAGCTGCTCAAGGTGGAAGCCCATACAGACCGTGGGGATTGAAACAACAGTTTAGTTTGGGTGATGAATTTAGTGAAAACCCTAGTGTTCGTATGCTGCGTCCAAACGAAGGAGATTTGATTATAAACGGACGATTCGGAAACACTATTCGGTTTGGTTCTAGTCTATTTAGTAGTCCAAATACTTCTGCTCCACAACCAAATTTACTATTAACAGTTGGGCAAAGTCCAAATAAAGTTACTTCTATTGATATTAATAATGACGGAACAAACGAGACAGTTGTTGGGGGACCATACGGATTAACCTACGAAGATATTAATAAAGACAAAAGTAGTATATGGATGGTAGTAGATGAAAAGATAGTATTAGACCCAGCTACAAAAACCTCTACTTCACACCTACGGTCAACTGAATCATCTGATTCTACGAAGTATACTGGGGCACAAATATTTGTAAATTCTGATAGAGTTATTGTAAACAGTAAATTAAATGAAATATCATTGTTTGCCAAAAAAGAGATTAATCTAAGTGCAGTGGAGTCAATTACAATAGATTCTGCAAAATCAGTGATGATTACAGCAGAAAAAGATATAAAGTTAACCACCCCGGCAGATATGGTATTTAGTGGGAGGTCAATTTCATTAAATATTGGAAAAGATATTTCTTTAACATCGTCCGGAAATTACATAATATCTGGTCAAAAGATATTTATAGGTGCGTCACCAAATGACCCATCACAACCGATGGTATTGGGTGGAGAACTAGCAAAGTGGTTGTTTGACTTTATCAAAGTATTGGCAACAGCAACAGTTATAACATCGACTGGTCCTGCATTCTTTAACCCAACGGTTACAACTGAATTAACTAGACTATTAGGATTACTTGGTTCTGGAAACCCACAATCGGCGGTGTTCAATAGTACTACTAATTTTACCTCTAAAGATAACAAATAATTATGTCAATACCTAGTAATTTGTTACCGATAAATAATCCGTTTAGAGAAGAAACAGAAGAAATAACGCCAATTACAGTTTCACCTAATGTTGCTGGCGGAGTACCAAATAATCTATTACCAGTAAACGCTAGTGATATATCAGCATCATTTCAATCATTTACTGGTCAGATACCAACAGTAGATGCACCACAAATACCAGAATTTGCTATATTAAACACGGTTTTACCAGATAGACTGTTTACAACTGGAAGTTTGGACCAAGTTAGAGCAAGAACCCTTGGTTCAGCAACAACATATCTAAACAGTCTACCTGCGTTACCAATAGTTCCGTCTATACCAACAACTATAATTCCTAAACCAAGAATACCATCTTACGGTCAAATTAAGAATTACATAGAAACAAAAATAGACAGAATAAAACAACAACGTCAAAAAGCATCAGTTAAGGCACTAGACACAGAACTTAAAAAACAAGAAAATCCGTTCAAGTATAGACAATCATTAAAAAACCAAGAAACACGAAACACGGTTCTTGGACGATTCAATAACCAGTAGAGGGTAATAATATGGATAAAGCACTATTTAGAGCATACGTCAAGGAACTGGTCAAGGAACAGATTGAAGAATCTGTAGAAAAAGCAGTTAAGAAAATCCTTCCAGAAATTCTTGGTGAAGCCGTTGCGGAAATCAAACAAACACAAGCAAAATCAGTTAATGAAACTGCAACTGCAAAACCAAAATTTTCTCGTAATCAACTTGCTCAAATGATGGGATTGGAACGTTTGGGTGATACCATTACGGCCACATCAAAGAATGTTGGACCAGTAATGCCAACACCAGAAGGCGTAGACCCAAATAATCCAGCATTACAAGCAATCAATAAAGATTATTCGGCATTGATGAAAGCAATGAAGTTGACCTAATTGGAGATTTAGATGGCTCAGAAGTTTATCGGAATTACATTACCAGTACGTTTAGGCCAAACAGGAATGTTCGACCAATCTACCACAGTAATTCAACAAGTTCGTTCTAACTTTAAGAATCTAATTCTTACCAAGAAAGGAGAACGCGTTGGACAACCTGATTTGGGATGTGACTTGTGGAAAATATTATTTGAGCCATTGACCGAAGAGACACTGGAAAACGCTCGGTTAGCGGTCGCGGAAGCAGTAGACCGTTGGTTACCATTCATAGAATTGACGGATTTTCAAATTAATAAAACAGATGATGAAAATATCATTAATATAAAATGTAATTATAGGTTTAGACAGAATCGTAATGTTGAAGATGAAGTGAATATATTGACCAATTCGTTGGGTGCAGAAACAGTTTCATTCAGAACAGAACCAACAACTCCTGGAGGTATAAATACCTACGCCGCAGAAGTTGCAAATGCTCGTCGTATCAGAAGAATTCAAATGGGAGCAGTAAATGGCTAGTAATCAATCAGTAACTATACAACCTAGACCAAATGTTAAGCAAATTAATTATGTCTCAAAGACTTTTACCGACTTTAGACAAAATTTAATAGAATTTGCTAAGGCATACTATCCAAACTCATATTCAGATTTTAATGAAACATCTCCTGGTATGATGTTTATTGAAATGGCATCATATATTGGTGATGTCCTTTCATTTTATATTGATAATCAATTCAAGGAAAATTTATTAGAATATGCGGAACAACAAGAAAACGTCATTTCAATTGCACAGTTTCTTGGATACAAACCAAAATTAGTTTCACCATCGACAACAATTGCTACACTATATCAGGTTGCACCAGCAGTACTTGAAAATGGTGTCTATGTTCCTGACCCAAAGTATTTAGTTAAAGTAGCAAAGGGTAGTACTTTTTCCTCAGTCGGTCAAACCTCTATTCAATTTAGATTAACTGAAGATGTAAATTTCTCTGACATTACATCAGAAAATTATATCGTTAACACATTTTCTGGTGGAAATCCATCAACATTTATTATCACAAAACCTGCACCGTTAGTAGCAGCAGAAGAAAGAACTACTACATTTACGTTTGGAAGTGCACAAAAATTTACATCAGTATTGATGCCAGAAGAAGATATAATTGGTATAGAAAGTATTGTTGATTCAAACGGAAATACTTGGTATGAAGTAGATTATCTTGCACAAGATGTTATTATGGATGAATTAGATGTCACCTCAAACGGTGAAACTGGAGTCTTACCTTCATCAAAATTACGTTTACGTAGAGTTCCACGTAGATTCGTAACCAGAATAAACAGAAATTCTCGCATGGAATTAGTATTTGGTTCAGGAACGGATAATGAAGCAGAACTCAATACCACATTAGATTCTAGACAAGTAGCAAACTCTCAATATGGTAACACTATTGAAAGTATGTTAGGAAATGTAGCGATTAATAACGTTAATTTCTTAAATAGTAATGCATACGGCATCTCACCAGCGAATCTTACATTAACTGTAACTTATTTAGTTGGTGGTGGTGTAAATAGTAATACGGCATCTAATACAATTACAAGAGTATCAGAAATAACGACACTAAATGATACCACAGATTATACTTCCGCAGAACTTAATGCGTTTAATTCAGTGGTACAAAGTATGACCATCAATAATGATTTACCCGCAACAGGTGGTGGTGACGGTGAATCTATAGAAGAAATTCGTGAAAATGCACTAGCGTATTTCAACGCACAAAACAGAGTAGTTACGGTAGAAGATTACGCCGTTCGGTCATACGCATTACCATCCAAGTTTGGACGTATAGCAAAAACTTTCGCAGTTCGAGATGAACAAATTAATAGAATATTAGCTACACAAAGTGACCGCGTGTATGTAGATAATCCAGTTCGTCCAAATGTAATTAATCTATACACATTAGGATATGACACCAATGGAAAGTTAACAACACTTAATACTGTAGTCAAAGAAAATTTAGGACGATATCTCGAACAATTTAGAATGTTGACAGATGATGTTAACATTCTTGATGCCTTTATTATCAATGTCGGGGTACAATTTGACATCTCAGTACTAAGAAATTATAATGTTAACGATGTTCTCGCAAGAAGTATTGGTGCGGTTCAAGACTTCTTTGATATAGCTAAGTGGAATATTAATCAACCAATTATCCTAGCAGATTTGATGTACAATATTGGTTTAGTAGATGGTGTACAAACTGTAAAAAACGTTCGTATTTTCAACAAATACGAATATATAGATGGTACAGGATATCAACCATATCGATATGATATTGATGAAGCAACAATTAATGGGGTTATCTATCCAAGTCTCGACCCAAGTATCTTTGAGTTGAAGTACCCAACAACAGATATTATAGGAAACGCTACCCAATGAGAACTATATTAACCGCCAGTAAGGATACCACCCTTTACCAAGCGTATGTAAACAACAACGCTGGATTGGATGAAATACTTGAAATTGGTAAAGTAATAGACCTATCAGAGCCAACCAGTTCAACTGCATATGCAACAGGTTCGGCTCGTAGTTTATTATACTTTGAGTTACCAACTACCGCAAGTGTTCCGGCTACCGCTAGTTATTTCTTAAACTTAAAACTAGCAAATGCATCTGAAGTTAAGAGAAATCAACAAATTCTTATCTATCAAGTTTCTCGTTCGTGGGATGAGGGTAGTGGATATTTTTATCAAGACATCAAAAATGTTGAAGATGGTGCTTCATGGGCTCGATGCACATCGGCGGTATCGTGGAGTAGTGCAGGTGGTGATTTCTTAACGGGGTCCACCAGTCAAAGTATCACGTTATCTTCATATCCATTACAAGATATTCGAGTTGACGTAACAAACATTCTACGACCATTCGTCAGTCAATCTTTACAAAATACCTTCTACGGATTGGCACTAAGATTTCCTACCGGAGATGAACAAGATTCTACAAATAAGGGAAATATTAAAGTTTTCTCAACACAAACGCATACCATTCATCAACCAACACTTGAAATTGTATGGGATACACAAACAGTTATTACAGGAAGTTTACTTCCAATTCCAACACTAAATGTAAAAGTAGTAGCATCGAATTTACGAGAAACTTATACAAAGGGTGATGTAGATAAAGTAACCTTTGTTGTTCGTGACCAATATCCACTTAAGTCATTTGATTCTGTATTACGATACAAGAACAAGTATTATTTACCAACATCATCATATTTCTCAATTGTAGATGCACAGAGTAACACAACAATAATACCATTTGATAACTACAGTAAGGTAAATACTGACACATCTGGGTCATACGTAATTCTTGATACGTCACCATTATATTCTGGTAGATTTTATACGTTAAAATTAAAAGTTGTAAATGGTGATTATTCTAGAATAATCGATACAAACACTCTATTTAAAGTTGAATAGTTTATGTCAATAACAGTCTTGTCAAGTAGTAGAAACCCAGATAGTGCTAGTATAGCTAATAAAGAACAAATTGACATTTCTCTGTCTATAGCAGAAGTGTCGGCTTCCGGTCATAGTGGATCAATATTTACAAATTACTCTGCTACGGTGCAGGTAGTCACAATACCAGAAGAAAATTTATTAGACCGTAGTGTTTATTATACTCCAATTTATAAAGAAAAGTTGGATTATAATGTATGGTTGAGTAGAATCAATAAAAATTTTGAAGAGTTAAACTGATGGCAAATCAATTAAATTATCAAAGTAATATTCAACAATTAGCAGATTCGTATACCCGATATACGGTATCTCGTATTATCGCAAATAAAAAAGATGATTTATTGGATATGGAAGTTCCGGCG